GATCGGCACAAACACATTGCCGTTAGTCTGTACCCTGCGCTCATACACATGCTCAAGAGTAGCGGCAGAGAACGATTTTACCCTACCTGGGGTAACTTTCAAGTCATTTAGACTACGCATGTGCCGAAAGTCAGCAGGCAAATTGAAGTCTGGCGACGTTGGATTAATGACCGTGGTTACGTTACGACGCTCAATGTTTAGCACACGATTTAACTCGTGGTTTGCCATCAAGATCAGATTGTCAATGTTGGCTACCAAGTCTGTATCGTTCTGCCGCCACAGAAAGTTGGTCAGGTAAGCCCGGAACGCTGCGTAGTTCATCCGCGAGCACCCCCAAACCTAAAACGGCTGTAGTCACGACCTGCAATGCGCTTTTTGACGTATTGCGCAAACTCTTTAGTGCCTAGACGCAGCCCACTTTCTTTTTGAAAAATAGCGCATGTCACCGGGTCTAAAGCACCAAACATCCTAGCACCAGCCGCGCCAGTCTTACCTTTAGGGATAATGTCAGCGTAGTCTTTCAAGGCGTCAAAAATAGGCTCAGCGTCAACTTGACGACGCACCACTACAGCACCGTCAGAATTGACGCTAATCGTCTCTTTAGCCTTGGAATAGTAACGCCTAGAGCACTCAGCGAGGAGTTCTTCTTCGGCCAGAGATAGGGGCAAGCCGCGCTGGAGTTTCATTTTCACTTTCTCCAGCGTCAGCTTGAGCATCCTCACCTGCTTCGTCGCCAACATCTGTTGAAGCGCCTGCATTGTCAGCGGCGGATTTGGTAACTGATTGCTCACTGTATCCTCCTACAGGGACGATGATGCAGCCCAGTTTATTGTAGTGATTAGCCATAGCTTCGTCCAGCATTGCTCCCTCACCGGGGCGGCGCTTAACGCCGGTGCTATCGACGATGCTACGGCCTCGAACGACAAACCTGCGAAGTTCCATTCTAGTGCTCCTGTCGAATGAAGGTGTGCCCTTGGCTAAGTATTACCCTAGCCAAGGGTAAGTAGCATACAGATCAGGTCAACAGGTTCGTGGTGTCGCGAATGACACCGTGAGCCTTGCGATTGTCAATCTGCAAACCATACTCGCACCATACCAGACGCCGAATGGAGTGACCAGTTTCAGCCAGAGGCTTTTGCTGAACTTCATCCAGATACGCAACAGCGGCGTATTCCGGATCAAGGACAAACACGTTGTAGCTGTCGTTGTCAGTGTCCGGATTGTTTGTCGGCTGAAAGCGGTTGGGGACAACCGTCAATTCGCCAAAGTCGCTGTCGTAGAAGTCAACCGAGTTAACTACTCGCTTGTCAACCGTGTCTTTGTACCTGGTCGAGTTTCCGGTAAACGCTTGAGAAATCCGGCGTTTGTTACCAGAGTTCACCATGATGATCGACGGGCTAGCACCTTCGTTCCAGCAGTCCTCAATCACGCGGTTCAGGTCGGCTTCCGAAAACACCACAGAAGTTGTGCCGGGAACCGCAGGGGCGTTAGGAAAACCCTCAGTGCCACCAGACAAAGTAGGATCGGCACCACCAGCAGTGAACACCGTGTTAGTGTCAAGGAAGGCAGGCAAACCAGCAGTCACACGCGGGCTTCCAGAAGAAGCAGCAGAAGCGGCGACGTTGGACAAGAGCATACGCTCTTTGTCGCGCTTCATCTCCTTCATCTTGAGCACGACCTGCGTTGCGATCCGCTGGACGTTAGCGGCAGCAGCGTTGACTGCCTCTGACGTATGGGATACCTCTACCACCTTGTCTGAGATTTGAGTATAGTTGGAAAGTCGCAGCGCGAGGGTGGCAGCGTCGTTACCGGGGGCAGCCTCGCCTTCTGCCACTCGGTTATCGGTGGGAGCGGCGAGTTCCACAACCGGCCACTCAAAAAGAGTGTTAGAGGCAGTCTCTTTCCGAATAGACGACTGGAACGGCGTTTCTTCGGGAGAAATCATGGAGTAGGCTTCCTGCAAATCCTCTCGGATTACAGAGTTGTCGTAGGTCTCGACGGTGTTAGCATTGACGGGCATTGCCTCATCCTTTCAACAGGGTTTTTGCGATATCGTCAACCTTGCCACTAATTTTGGCACGGGCGACGGCTTGCTGGTGTTCAGTAGCTTTTTGACGAACTACCGACTTACGCATGTTGTTTCCAGCGCGCATCTTCCGAGGAGCCTTAGCCTTTTGTCCAGAAACGTCCTTGATATCTACCACTTTACCTGATCCTTTGCGCAGCTTGTGATACATCATGGCATCATGCACCAGACGGAACAGTCGATGGTCAGAAGCACTGTTTACTTCTGCATCGGTGTATCCATAGATGTTCACAGCCGTATCGCGCATGTCTTTCAACAGAGCCGGGCCTTTGACATTATCCCCTAGTTGGGGTAAAGTTTGAGCCAGAAGCTGTCCTTGTTGCGCGCGGTACGCTTCAACTTGATCATCAAACGCTTTCTTCTGAGTACCGATCAACTCTAGCACCTTAGCCTTGCCAGTGTTGACCCGCTCTTGGTCACGCTCGAAAGCATCAAGCTGTTTCAGGTATTCGGTAGGGTTTGTGCTGCGCAAAGATAGCGGCGGCTTCTTTACAGCAGGCACGAACAGAACGTCCTGAATTTGGTTAATAACTCCCACTAGTTGATTTTGCGCTAGAGCGAACTGCTCTAGAAACTGAGTGCGCTCTGCATTGGCAGCTTTACGCAATTCAGTCGCTTCTTGTAGGCGCTTTTCAATAGCGCCTTCACCAGACAAGGCTTTCTTCGCGTCAGCAATGCTACGATAGACGATTTCTCCATCAACTTTGACTTCAATCAGGTCGTCATCGTTGATTTCAATAACGTCATCAGTGTCGCTATTGTCTTGCTCATCCTCATCTTCTTCGGCGGCCTCATCCCCGCCAACGTCATCGGCTTCTTCACCGACTACTTCACTGTCAGCTTTTGCATCAGTCTCCTGATGCTCAGCAACGCCTTCGTTACTTTCATTCCCCTCGTTAGGGGAAGTTTCGCCTTCTTTGCCACCCTCATCTACAGAAGGAGCATCCTTAGGCTGCACCAGCAGCTTAGCGATTTCGTCAACGGTCTGTGTTTCGGGCGGCATATGCGGTTATCCAGTTACCTACTGCCTCTACGGCGTTGTGGGCGAAGTATAGTTGCTCTCTCTTAGCAGTAGCATCAGGTGGAGAAGCAACTATTTGGTCTATATACGATTTTTTAAGCGTTGTCAAGACCAATTTCAAGTCCTGGTTGTTAGCCAAACGGCTGCAAGCCTCAGCTAGCTGGCGATTAGTCACTTGGAGCGGGTCTTGGGGTCGCGTCAACCGGGGTGACGGGCTGTCGGTCATTAGCTTTTTGTCTCCGTTCAATGATCGCGTTCAGTCGGTCTTGACCAATGCTGCGCAACTTGATGATACGCTCTTGGTCCATTTCATCGCGCTTAATATCTAGTTCTTCTGCCTTCTCAGTGGCTCGCAGTTCAAGTTCCAACTCTTTGGCACGTTGGTCAGCCATAATGCGCAGCACATTGGCCTTGTTCTTCATGCCTTCAACCGCCATAAGAGCCTTGGACGGGTCCATAGGTTGATTTTTGGCGGCTTCTTCTGCTTGTTTGGCCGCTGCTTGTGCCATCTGTTCCATGATAGCTTTCTCCACCTGCGGCGTAACGACCTTAAAGTAACGCCCCGCGTCAATCAAACCTGACAACTCTACGATATCTTCATAAGTGTTGTAGATTTGGGACAGCGAAGTGAACGGATTATCCATGCCCAACAACTGCATAGCCTGCTTTTGCTCATTAAGAATGAACAGTAAAGCCTGCAACTTTTGCTCAGGGCTAGTGGTGCCTAGCCCAACATTAGGAATAGCAGCCAAATCAGGATCAAAAACAGAAATGTCGATGGGCAGATCAACGCCCTTGACGCGAACTAGCTGGATACGGTCCATGTGGCGAGTAGCGATACGCAGCGCCTTCTTGAACAGTGGAATAATGGCGCTTTCAATGATGTTGCGCACCATCAATTCAGTTTGACCCTGGCTTAGGGTAATAGTGTTCATTACCGCTTGCTTATCTGTGGACTGCATGGCGTCAGGATCAAGCCCTTGTCCAGCTTTGGTAACGCCTACCCGCTCTTGAGACATGTTCTCAAGATATTGCATGAACGGGATCAAGCGGTCGCCAGTAAATGGCAAATCAACGACTTGAACAGTAGATGCGCCTTTCGTTTTGATTGGCGCACCTACTGCGTTGTTCATCAAGTCATTGAAATCTACCAGCGTAGGGTCCGCAGCCATGCGCGGATTATTAGCCTGTGCCGCGTTGTCAATCATAGACCGCAGCAGCATAGACTGAATGTCTTGCATTTCGTAGGCCAAGTCTGGAATAGACTTACCAATGACAGTAAACGGCTGAGGATCAATCGTCACCAAATCAATGCAAAAATCGTCAATTTCTTCGTGGTAAATATACTCATAGCCGGTACCACCAAACCAGAAGCAGTACTTCTGTGGATAGCCAAGGTCTAGCAGATCATACCAGCAGTAACACTCTGTCAGAAGAATTTTCTTCATCAGAGGATCTACGCTGTCTTGATCTTCTCCCTCATTAACCGTGTGGCCGCGCTTAGGGACAGTAGAACCGCCAGCCAAAGCGCTTTCGGGATTGCTGGTGTCTAGTTTATCCCAATCAAAGTCCAAACCTAGCTCAATCGCCTCTCCTACGGTCACTTCTCTACGGTGGCCATGGACATATCCCTCTTGTGTGAGGCTAGTGGCGTTGCGGCTGACAAAAAACTCATAGATAGGGAAAGCCTCAAACTCTAGCTTTCCGTTGGTGTAGTACTTGCGGGCTGTTACATTGTACAAACCAGAGGTAGTGACGCCTAATTTTTCCCCTAACTCAGGGTGAACTTCGTGTTCATCGACTTTTTCAACTACAATATCAGGTGCAGCCTTAAGCTGCATCACCTCTTCTTCGGACAAGCCGGTAAACATCATCAATTCTGGCTTGGCGTTGACCTCAAAAAAGGTCTTGATCGGGCCAGATTTTAGCCGCAAAGCCTCGTCAAT